TGGAGAAACCGCCGACTCCAACTGTGCAAACAAATCTGTGGTGCCCTGTGGCGCTCCGTCAACAGGCGGAGGCACTTGCCCCTGTGCCTGTGGCATTTGCGCCTCTGGAGGCATGCCAGCGCCCTGTGGCATCATTCCTGCTTCTTCCTCCGAGCGTGGAGGCAAGTTCGCCAAATCGCGCAAGAAATTGTCCAACTCTGCATCTGGTTGCATCGCGCCCGCAGAAGCCATCTTAGAAATGAAGTCACCGAGAACACCAAGGTCAACATGTGTAATTTCGCCAACCTTGACTTTCGGCAAACGGTCAGTCCCCATACCATTCAAAGCAAACAAGCGGGGAATCGCATGGTCGTTAAACACATCGGCGATGGATTGAGCAATCTGCTGAACCGCCGAAGTAAACAAATCAATCTTGGAAGCGCCCAAAGCAAAAGAGCCGACTTTTTCGTGCCCCAACAAGATGAAGTCAGCCAGCACCACCATTGCTATGCGCTGGTCATACCGAGCAACAATCTGGTCAGTGTTGAACTGCCTCGTACCGCCAGACGACAACAAAGTCAGTTTGTACAACTCTCTGCCCTGCTCGTCGTAAGCCAACGGAAACAAAATACCTTCGTTTTGGTTGCGCTTAATCCCGCGAATCAAGTCCTGCATGGCATTGCGAGCCGTAACTTCCGCCGCTGTCGCGTTAGACGACAACATGGACGGAGGCACATACGCCACAGGTAAACCTGCAAGGTCGCGCTCAATACCGATTGCTTCAATCTCTTCAATCGTCTTTTTGAACTTCCACGGGCGATACGCATTACGAAGAAATGACCTGCCCTCTGGGTTGTTGCGTGCATTTGCCGTCCTGAACAGCAAACCCTTCTCAATCGGGATATGTACCAATCCTCTTGTGACCGACGGGTCTTGCTGGTTGAAGCCTCTTACCGAACCTTCTTCGTCAAAATCCCATGACCATAAAGTCTCCTGCGCGCGTAGGGACACTTTGCGCCAGCCAATCTTGCCGTCTGTGTACTTAGATTTAGTTCGCCCATTTTTAGAAGTTGGGGAGACTCGTTTCTTGTAAACAATCTCACAGAAAGCAAAGCCATAAATAAGAAACGACAAAATTTGGGAAAGCATGCCATTCCAAGACTCCGACATGTCGTGCATACACTCTTCTAGAAAGTCAGCATTTGCTTGGTCTTTTTTCTTGATGTCTTTGCCGTGGTCTGAATACGGGGTGACACCCCAGTCAATCGCCAGCACCAATCTCTCAATCGCGAACAGCAACGCTCCAACCACGGGGTCGTTGTCGGACATTTCTCGGTAAACGCGCCGTCCACGAGAACCTTTAAGGTCATCAATGAAGTCGTCAATAACAAAGCCCGAAGTGCGTTGTAGTCCTGTGGAACCTATTTCTTGGAAATCCGACTGAGCCATGCCAACACTTTACGGCTGAACCGTAGTTTAGTTATTCTAAAACGGGGTAAACGAAAGCCCCCCACAAGGGGGGGCTTCGCCTGTGCTCAGGACATGAAGGGGGGTATGCCCAAGCACAAATCAAAAGCACCTTAGCACACTATTGGCTAGAAACGGCTGGCTCGCCCCACCAAATAATCAATTTTTTGATGGCACACAGCGACCAAAGGGTCAGCCACAGTTTCTCTCGTTTGAAAAACCTCTTTCACAAGCGCCACCTTCAACGCATCAATTTTATCGTCTGTCCAAAGTATCGTGCCCATCGTCGCTACAATTTCTTGTTCTGCTTCCCTGCCCGAATGATAAGAGCGAGGGTCATCAGCCATCTGGTAATACCAGTCGCTTCGCTGAATCCGCTCTGCCAATAGGGTTATCGCATCCTCCACATCCTCACCCTTTTCCGCTACTGGGTTGTAGGTTGTGTTCAGGTCATTGAACTTCATAAAGCCCAAAGATTCTAGGCACTGGTCACAGTAGTAACCTGCCCAATCTCCAGCGCCACTACCGCCCCCGTACACTGTCGCCTCTCGTCCGCAATCCTGTTCACACTGCTTCATATCGGTTTTTCCCTTCTGTTGGTTGTTGGTCATCGTGACATCAATTCTGCTTCGTGTTGGTCATCAAGACAAGTTGAACACTGACCGTCGCGGTCAATGACTGACTCGTCCATGTGAATTTGGCAGATGTAAGGCTTTCCGCTTGAGGGACTGACATAAATTTCTGTCATTATTCTTCTCCTTTTTCTGGTGGGTAGATTTTGACTTGACCGTCGGGATAGAGCACCGCAATCGTGCCGTCTGCCAAATGAATGATTTGATAAATCATGTTTTCCCCTGTCCTCATATAAGAACTTTACCACGGATTAGTTGGCTGGTCAAGTTAATACTTTCCCGACCCGCCACAGCGGTAGCAAACATGACCAGTGAACGCCCACTTGTCAGCCCTGCCAGCGCCACCACAGCGAGGGCACTTGTCCTCACGCTCCCACTCCTGACGGACGCCCTTCATCTTTTTCGCCTGAATCCTTCTATCCAACTCATTGCGAACCAAAGCAATCTCTGAGAAAGTCATTTCGCCGAGAGCCACCGCCGAGCCAAGAACCTTGAGCACTACCGCGTCTAGCGACCTGACATTGGCTTCCTTTGCCAGAACCTCAATCCCCCCATCGGCAAGAGCCACACGCATTTCCTCCTGCACGCGCGCTACGGCGATGTCGCTTTGTTCGCGTTGGTGCATCCTGAGCGCGTCAGCCGACTCCCAAGACTCCCCAGTCTGTGAGTTGTATTGCTTCAAGCAAGTGGTGGTTGTCCGTCCATACTCCGACTCGCTTTTCACATACTCCACAGGGTCAGAGCAAAAAACATAGCCGTAATCGTAGAAACCTTCGCCAGCACCCACAAACCGAGCGCAAAAGTGGCAATCGCCCTTAAACCTATTTTTCATACATTCCCCTTTCCTTGTACCCAAACTGTACCACGGGTTAGTCACCGTGTCAAGCGTCTAATCGTCAAAAACGGTCAGAAAGAAATTCTCTAACGCCCTCGTCTGCGCCTCGCTGAAAGACGCCACGGAATCATCAGAAAACTGCACCACCACATGCCTCTCCACATCGTCCCCACACGCATAATCCGCCGATGCGCTACACGCCACAGCCAAACACCGCTCACACTGCCCTCCGCACCACTGGTGCGTCCTGTAGTTGCTTGTAGCCCACAGCCTGTTCACCATTGGCTTAGGCAGATTGAACCAATGCTTAACTTGAATTTCCTGAGCCATAAAACGCCTATTCCCCTTTGTACTTTCCGCCACGACTTTTGTATTCCCGAACCAGCCAAGCATTCGCATAAGCAGACGGGTACACCTCAAATTTCTTTTTGGCTTCAGCCTTAACCCGTGAATAGAGTTCACGATTCGTCGGTTGATTCTTGGTCTTTGTCTTGGGCTTGCTCTGAATCACCGAGTCGTAATGAACCGCCCCCGAAGTCGGGTTGTTCTTCTTGAGTCTCATCTGAATCTTGATTTGCTGAGAGCGAGGCAGTGTCACGCATCAACTCTTTCATATCTCTAATCAAAATTCCACTCCACTTCTTGTAGTTGGTTTTCCAATCGGGAGACTGGCGAAACGCGCTGTTCTCAGGTTCACCCCACATAAAGGCACAGCCTTCTTCTAAACCCAGCAGAAGAGCGTTTAGCCCTGTGTTCTGCGACACCTCGGCGATAATCGCCCCGCCAGAAACAATGCCTTTTATCGGGCGGTCAAATTGAGAAATCGTCAAGTCCACCAAAAAGCGGGGAGTGCAGACCACCACATGCCCGTCAAACCCACCTGTATCGCTCTTGTACTCCACATTGATGTCCCTGCTGGTACTTGCCACCGTCCAGTTGAACACCGACCTCTCAGACGGTGCCAGAGCCTTCTCATCCCACGCGACTTTGTTGTAGCAAATTACCCCGACAGGAGCCACGATGTTCGGCACATTGAAAAATGACAGCGCCTCCTGCGCGCAACGCGAAGCCAAGATGCACGAGTTCTCTGGGACATCGGGTGCAATCCTTTGCGACCACACCGTCCCTAGCGCCCAAACAACATGTTCCTCAGAAAACTTCAACAGCCCCACCTCAGACCTTTCTCTATCTCACAATCTATCTTCATCAACATCTCAACCGTGGCAAGCATCTCGTGGAAAGGGATAACCCAATCCTCGTTCATCTTTTTTCTCACTGCCGTGATGTCAATGCAGTCTGGAAATCTCAAACTATTCAAAAAAACGATATGCCCATCATACTCAAGCGCCTGTTCGTCAGACGCGCAAATAGACAACGGGAACATCGCGCCACCAGACCAGAACGGATGCACGCCCTCGTGCGCGCGCGCGTAGCGTTCCATCTTTTCTTCCCACCACTCGTCGCCAACTGTTTGATGCAATGCCAACGGTAGGAACTGGTCGTCAACTTCAAGATAGGGAAAGCACGCATTCACATCGCTCATTTTTCCGAATGACCCCGATACGACGCGCGTGCGTTCAAGCAAATCATCTATTGACTCATCAACCGTTAAAGCCAAACTACAAATTGTCTGAGCGTCCACACCTGCTCCCTTC